CAACGAGGCGGCGATGCTGCGGGCGGCGCTCGGCGCCATGCGCTCGACGCCCGACGCGGGCGACCTCGCGGGCCTCGGGGCGAGGGCGGCGGGTGGGGTGACGGGGCGCCAGTGGCGGCAGTGCGCGACGTGCGGGCGGCGCTTCCACCTGCGCGACGACGAGGCGGTGCCGACGCACGAGGGGTGCGTGGTCGTGACGATGGGCGAAGGGGAGGGGCGATGACGCCGCGGGACTCGTGGCGCTGTGCGGGGTGGTCGCTGCGGCTGGCGGCGTGGGCGTCAATGCGCGCGATGGGTGCCCGCGTCGGGGTCGCCTCGCACGCGACGGGCGTTCACCCGGTCGAGGGTGGGTGGCGCATGGTCGCGGGGTCGGGCGGCGGGCTCGCGCTGATCTTCGGCGAGGACGGCGGGCGCGGCGCGCTGCGGATGGTGGGCGTGCGGGAGTACGTCGAGGCGGGCGCAGTGGTGTTCGCGGTGGGCGATGGGTGCGTGTGGGTTCTGGCGACGGCGAAGGAGGGGCGATGATGCGAGACGACGAGGGCGGGCGGGTGTCGATGGTGTGCGAGCGCATGGCGCCGTCGGAGGCGGCGTTCGCGGCGCTCCTGCGGGCGCTCGCGCCGCTCCAGAGCCACGCGGCGGGGCTGCGGAGCGTGGCCTACGGCGCGAGCGGCAGCGGGGGGGTGAGGGAGGTGACGGCGGATGAGCGCGCGATCGACGCCGGGGCGGTCACGCGGGGGAGCGTCGCGCGTCGTCGCATCGTCGCCACGTCGGGGGAGGCGCGGGCCACGCTCCTGTGGCTCGTCACCTACGCCCATGCCTCCGACGCCACGCTCGCGACGATGGCCGACCTCTACGCGCAGCACCACGCGCCCGCTGCGGAGCGCGAGGCGGCGAGGCGTGCGCCCTTCGACCGAAGCGCGGCGGACTCGGCGCTCGTGGCGGCCAAGCGCGTGGCACAGCGCGCTCCCACCACGGAGACGCTGGCCGACGCCGAGGTGGCGCGGGCGAGGGCCGAAGCCGCGGCGGTCACGGAGCGGCGGACGGTCGCTGCGATGCGGGCGCTCGGGATGGCGGCGCTCGCGGCGGCGCTGGAAGCGTGGGATGAGGCCGACGCTGCGAGGGCGGCGTGAGCGCGGTGCTCTACCGGGCGCGGCTCGCCAACGGCGACACGAAGCGCGTGAAGGTGACCACGCTCCCCGGCACGGTCTACGTCGAGGGCGACCGCTACACCTGCGACGCGGCGGAGGCGGTCGCGGCCTACGGGCGCAGCCGCGGGTGGGTGGTCGTCGCGGTGACGCCACCCCGCACCTGAGCCGCCGCGTCAAACAGCGCACGTCCACCGACACCACCCCACAGCACGAATCCCCGGCGTTTCGGTGCGGCGTCGATCCCATATTGACCCGCGCTCCGACCTGTGCGCCGTCTGAGCCTCGCGCGCTCGCCTGAGCTTCGCCGCTCGATGGCGGCTCCGCCCGCGGCCCGCCGAGGCGACGCCCCGCTGATTCCCGCGGGTCGCGCGCAATCGTCCGCAGCCCACTTGACGTAGCCGGGAGTCTCACGGCACCCTCGGTCCAGTGCCAGAGGTGCGCCCGCGAGGGACCGCACCGGCACCGCTCCACCGATGCTCACTCCCCGCGACTTCATGCGCGCCACCGGGTGCTCTCGCGCCACGGCCTACCGGATGCGACAGCGCGCGCTCGCGCTGACGGTCGACGGCACCCCCGGCGCCACGCTGGTGGAGGTCGAGCGGGTGAACGCCCGCGGCGAGCGGCGCAAGGTGCGCGCGGTGGTGTTCGCGCAGGTGACGACGTGAGCGCCCACCGCGACGACCGCGACCACGGCCAGGCCGCGCAGTGGGGCGAGGTGTACGACGCTGCCGCCGACGCCATCGCCACCGGGGCGCGGTACACGATCGCCGTCGGGACGCAGGTGCACCACGTCGCCACGCTGGCCGAGCTCGCCGCGGTCACTCGCCGGGAGCGCAGGATGCACGGCGTCGAGTGGGCGGAAGACTCGGGCGCGAAGCCCGTGAGGCGGTGGGACTGATGTCTCCGCCGCTCCCCCCCGCCGACGTGGCGGAACTCAAGCGCGTGTGGCTGGAGACGGCCAACGCGAGCGAGGCGGCGCGGGCTGTCGGGTGCTCTGTCCGAACCGCACTGCGCTACCTCAAGCGAGAGGCGCTGCCAAACGCCGCCACGCTCTACGCGCAGGCTCTCGACGGCGAGATGCGGGCGCATCTTGCGACGGTGCGAAAGGCCCGCAGTCGGCTCCACCGGGCGCTCGACGTGGCCGATGATACTGCGGTCCCCGACCTCGCCCGCGCCGCCAACGACTCCCTCCGCGCCGTGTCTGCCGTCCAGGTGGCACACGCGAAGTTGACCGGCGCGCTGGTCGAGAAGCACGACGTCACCAGCGGTGGCGCTCCCCTCGCGGCCGTCGTGCTGATGCCCGCGCTCGACGATGAGCCCGACCCCGCCGATCCTCTGGCAGCCGAACCCCGGTAGACAGACACGCTTCCTCGCCCATCGGGCGAAGCGCGCGCTCTACGGCGGCGCGGCCGGCGGCGGGAAGAGCGCCGCGTTGATGGCGTGCCCGCTGCGGTGGATCGGCAACCCGAACTACCGCGGGCTCTACCTTCGACGCGAAGCGCAGTACCTCGGCGACGCGGTCGACAAGACCCGCAAGCTCTACCCCGCCCTCGGCGGCACCCTCGTCATGGGGCCGCGGATCATGTGGACGTTCCCCTCCGGGGCGACGCTCTGGATGAACCACTGCGCGCACGAAGCGGACATCGCGAACTACGACAGCTTCGAGTTCGCGGAGGTGCTCTTCGACGAGCTGACGCACTTCACCGAGCGCCAGTACGTCGGCATCTGCGCCCGTCTGCGAGGCACGGACCCGACGCTCCCCTACTGGTCCCGCGCCGCCACCAACCCTGGTGGCGTCGGCCACGAGTGGGTGAAGCGCCGCTGGGGCGCGTGGCTCGACAAGAAGCACGCGAGCCCCGCCCGCGAGGGCGAGACGCGGTGGATGCTGCGAGGGCGCGAGGTGCCGGCGGGGACGCCGAACGCGACGAGCTACACGTTCGTCCCGGCGCTCCTCGACGACAACCCGAAGGTGAGCGCGGCCTACCGCGCGGAGCTCGAGGAACTCGACCCGCTGCGGCGCAAGCAACTCATCGGGGGGGATTGGGACGCGGCCATCGAGGGCGCGCTCTGGTCCTGGGACAGCATCACCACCGGGCGCGTCGCCTCGGCGCCGCCCCTCTTGCGCATCATCGTGGTGCTCGACCCGAACGCCGCGAGTGAGGCCACGGCCGACACCTGCGACGACGCGGGGCTCGTGGTTCTGGGGCGCGGCTTCGACGGGCGCGGGTACGTGCTCGACGACGCCTCCGGGCACATGAGCGTCGGGGATTGGGCGCGTCGGGCCATCGCGCTCAAGCGCCGCTGGAAAGCCGCCTCCATCGTCGCAGAGCGCAACCTCGGCGGACCGATGATCGCGGCGACCATCCGCGGCGTGTTGCTGGAAGAGGCGATGAAGCAGGGCCGATCGCAGCCCGACCACGTCGAGGTGGAGCTCATCCCCGTCCGCGGCGAGAAGGTGCAGCGGTCGAGCGCTGCAAGGCAGCTCTACCCGCACACCGTCTCTCACGTCGGGGTGCACGCGCGCCTTGAGGACTCGATGACCTCCCACGATTACGGCACGTCGAAGCGCTCCCCCGGGGACCTCGACGCGCTCTCCCTCGGGCTCTCTACGCTGATGCTGGAGCCGCCTAAGCCTCCCGCAGTCACCGAAGAATCCTACGACTTCTGATGCTCCCCACCCCCGGCGCTGACATGGCTCGCGACTCCCTCGCGCGCATCGCTCGCCTCGGCGAGACGCCCCGCTTCTGGCGTCTGCAGGCGCACGAAGCGCTGTGGATGGGCGCGGCCTATGACGGGCGCGAGAGCTTCTGGAGCACGTCGGTTCCCCTGCGCGAGCGCGCTCCGGCGGTGCAGTCGCAGATCGCCCGCACGGCCGGCACCCGACTCGCGTCGATGGTGTTCGGCGAGCGCGCCTTCCCGACGATCGCCGTCGAGCCCGCAGCCTACGAGGTGTCGCTCTCGCCTGACGAGGTCGACGCCCTGACCGCGCTGGTGACGGAGGTCGTCACCGTGGCGCGGTTGAAGCGCCGGATGCGGGAGTACCTCCTCGACGGGCTCAAGGTCGGCAGCGCGTGCACCGTGCTCTCGCTCTCCGAGGGAGAGCCGTCCGTCGAGATCCTCCCGGCGAAGTGGTGCACCCCCACCCTCGACGCCCGCGGCCGATGCACGGCCCTTGAGGTGCGCTTCCTCTACCCGGACCCGGCTTCGCCGCCGAGTGACCCGGTGATGCTGGTCTACCTGCGCCGCCTGGGCGACGGGTGGGACCGCGTTTACAAGCCCTTCCGCGCCGACAGCGCCGACGCCCCGAAGGTCGACCGCGAGGCGGCCTTCGTCGCGGGCACGATCGTCTGGACGCGCAACCTCGCCTCCGCCGCCGACCGCCCCGATGGGGTCGACGGCGTGCCGCTGGTGTCGGGCCTGGAAGACGAGGTGGAGGCGCTCGACCTCACGCTGTCGCAGCGCTACCGCAACGGGCTCTACAACGGCGATCCGCAGCTCGTGCAGATCATCAGCGGCGATCCGGGCCAGCAACAGCCGCTCGGCCCCGGTGGTCGCGAGGGCGCGGTGTCGCAGCCGTTCCGCAGCGTGTCCAGCCTCATGGAGCGGATGCTCGGTCGCACCGTGACGGCCTCTGCCGAGGGCGGCGCGACGCGGAAGGCCCCCGGCGCGCTGTGGAAGATCAGCGCCCCCGGCGACGCCAAGATGGTCGAGTCGAGCGGGGCCGGCGCCGTCATCCTCGACGGCTCCATCAACCACCTGCGCCGCGTGATCCTCGACGCGATGGGCGTCGTGCTCGCGGACCCCGAGCTCATGGGCAAGGGCGACCTCTCCGCCCGCGCGCTCTCGCTCCTCCATGCCCCGATGCTCGACGCGGCCTCGTGCCTGCGCGAGGACTACGGCGCCGCCCTCGTGGCGATCCTCGACGGCTTCTGCCGCCTGCTGACCAGCCCCGAAGCGGTCGCGGGTGGCGTGCTCCTGCGCTCCTACGCTGCCGCCGCCCCGGCGCTGGCGAAGCTCCGCCGCGTCGATGCGTCGGGCGCCCCCCGGTGGATGCCGCTCCCGATCGCCCTGCGATGGGGCGAGTTCTTCGAGCCGTCGTGGGGCGACATCAGCGCCGCCGTCGAGGCGACCACGAAGGCCGTCGAGGGCCGCGTGCTCTCGCGCCGTGCGGGCGTCGCTCTCCTCGCGCCGCTCATGGGCACGACGGACCAGGCCGCCGAGCTCGACGCGATCGACGCCGACGAGGGCGCGAGCCACGACGCCGTGCGCGCGACGCTCGGCACCCTACGCGACGAGCCCGACGCCGACGACGCCCCCGAGGTCACGGACGCTGGGAGCGCCGAGGTGCCCGCGGATGTCGCAGCCGCCCCGGGCATCGTGGCCGAGACGGCGAAAGACCCGCAGGCCGCGCTCAACGGCGCGCAGGTCGACGCGCTCCGTCAGGTGGTGCTCGACGTCGGCGCGGGTACCTACCCGCGCGAGACGGGCGTGGCGATCCTGACCACCGCGTTTCCCCTCACCGAAGCGCAGGCCACGCGCATCCTCTCAGCGGTCGTCGTCACGCCACCGGCGCCTGTCCCCGCTGCGCTCACACCTTTCGCCGGCGCTCCTGCGCCGCCCCCCGTAGCGACCCCTGCGCCCGACGCCGCGCCCCCGGCGGAGCCCGTCGCCTGATGCCCCCGCCGCGCCCCATCGGTCGCGGTCGCGACCTCCCGCTCCCCGCGAGCGGCACCGTCCGTGAGCCGCGCCCCTCGCCCCGCGAGCAGCAGCGCACGGGCACGACGCCCGCCGACCGCAGCGCGACCCGCGGCGAGATCGTGCGCGCCTGCGCCGACGCCGTGCGCGGCATCGAGATTGGGCTGCGCGTCCCCGGCAAGCACCCGAGCGGCCCGCGCTATGAGGAGCTGCTCACCTACCTCGACGACGGCGGGCGCGACTTCCTCGCGGTCACTCCGGCCGCCCGCAAGCACCTGCTCGCGTCGCTGACGATCGCCTTCGAGAGCGCCCGCCGCGTGCCGACGGTGCGCGAGATGCGCGACGTGATGCGCGATGCCTTCCTCGAGTGGGTGCTCCTGCGCTTCGCCGGGAAGGTGCGCGACCAGCACCTGCGCGCCCTCACGATCCCCTACGCCCGCCGCAAGCGCGCAGACGGCTACGGCGGCGAGCCCATCGGCGTGCGGACCGGCGCCCTCCGCGACCGCATCGAGGACGCCGGGCGCGTCGTCATCACTGCCGCCTGAGAGAGCCCATGCTGACCACCGAAGCCATCACCGCGGCGCTGCCGTTCCCTGTCGACGCCCCGACTGTCATCGCCACTGGCGGCACCGTCGTCACCCTCGCTTACGCGAGCGCCGAGGTGTTCGCGCGCAGGGTGTCCGACGACGTGGAGACGCTGCGTGAACTCAACGGCCGCGCCCTCGTCGAGTCGTGGACCGACGCTGCGACGCCGCTCGCGGTCTGCCTCCGCTACGCCCCGGCGCCCCGCGTCGAGGTGCCGCAGCCCATCGCCCCTGTCCCCGCGCCGTCATCCCGTCGGCGCTGACCCGCACCCCGTCGCCGCCATCGTGCGGCCCAAGAGCACACCATGACCGCAGTCCCCGCCGTATTCCGCGACGTCGTCGTCCTCCGTGGTCCGCACGACGCCTCCGCGGGCACCACCAAGCGTCAGGCCTTCGTCCTCTTCGTCGATCCCAACGGCACCGACGTCGCGGGCGGCACCGACACCCTCGACGTGGACGTCCCGACGCTCCTCGCCGCGCACGTCCACAGCGGCTCGACCTACACCGTGCGGTCGTTCGCCATCTGGCAGACGCTCCGCAACGCGACGGCCGACTACGCCGCCACGATGACCAACTCGACCGGCGTGCTCTCGCTCACCCCCAAGACCGTCGCCGCGTGGTCGAGCAACGCGACCATCACCGGGGCCACCGCCGTGGCCGCCCCCTTCGGCGTCTACGTCCTCTGCGACGTGACCTGATCGCACCCCGCACCCCAGGAGCCTCATGGACCCCGTCAACCCGACCGACCCCGCTGCGCCCGTCGCGGCCCCCCTCGCTGCGCCCGCGCAGCCTGCGCCCGTAGCCCCCGCTGCGGCGCAGCCCCCGGCGCCGCCCGTCGCAGCGCCCCCGCCGCCCGTCGAGGCGCAGGCCCCCGCGGTCGACCCGCTGCGCGCGGAGCTCGACGGCGTCATGGCGGCGTTCCGTGAGTCTGTCGCGGAGCAGCTCGCCGCCGTGCCCGAGGGCGTCCGCAAGGCCGTCCTCGCGCTCGCGGGCGACAGCCCGACGCGGCAGCGCGAGGTGCTCTCCACCATGCGCGCCAACGGCCTTGTCGCCGCGCCCACGCCGCCGCCCGCCCCCATCCCGGTGGGCGCCACCACTGGGGCGCAGCCCGGGCCGCTCCCCACCGCCGCCGCGGCGCTCGACGTCGACCCCGACGTGCAGGCGTTCCGCCAGTGGCAGGCGCTCCGCTCGGACGGCGCCGCGACCACCGCCGCCGCCCTCTACACCGCCAACGCCGCCGCGATCCAGCGCGGCCGATCCAAGGCCTCCGCCTCCAACTGACCCCCGTCGCCGCCCTCGCGCGGCATGAGTTCACACCATGGCTCCCATCTCACGCCTCACGCTCCCGTCGGAGTTTCAGGATGCGGCCGACGCCGTCATGCTGGCCCAGCCTCAGCCCGCGTTCTTCTGGGCGCGCCTCGTCTCCGTCTCGCAGATGGGCGCGGAGATCATGCGCTCCGGCTCTCCCTTCGGCCCCAACGCCGACCGCAAGCTCGTTACGTCGGGCGCCGCCGTCCCGTCGCTTGACGCGATGCAGCTCCAGCTCGGCGACCCCGAGACGCTCGCCTCGCTCGCCTCCTACCGCGGCGCGATCGTCACGGACTTCTTCAAGGGCGCGCAGCCCAAGCAGACCGTCACGATGAACCGCCCGGTGTTCACGGACTCGACCTACACCGAGGCGAGCCGCGACGTGACGCGCGCCACCATCAACACCACCGCCCTCGCCATCAGCGGCGAGCAGGTGAGCATCACCATCCTCCGCAAGGCGGGGCCGTACTCCAACGGCAGCAGCGTGGTGCAGCCCTACGGCATCGAGGGCTTCGACGCGAACTTCAGCCTCCACAACTTCTCCCAGCTCGTGGAGCTGCACCTGCAGCGCGACCGGCAGAAGTACCTCGACAGCGTCATCGGCTCGCGCTTCGTCACCGGCGCCCCGTCGGAGAACTGCGTGTACCCGGGCGACCCGTCGGGCGCGCTCTCGGCGGCCGGCGCCACCTACGCCAACCAGGACAACGCCGCGTTCCTCACGCAGGGCGACCGGCTGATGGACGTCCCCGCGCTCCACCGCGCCACGCGCGTGCTGCAGGAGGCGGGCATCCCGACCTTCGGCAACGGGCGCTACGCCGCGGTGCTGTCCACCAAGCAGGTCGAGGATCTCAAGAACTCCTCGAGCTACCAGCGCCTCGCCAAGTACTTCCCCGAGAAGAACCCCCTCTTCCGGTCGTACCTGTCGACCATCGGCGACCTCGACATCTTCCAGTCGAGCACCAACGGGACCGCCGTCGCGAACACCACCATCACCGTCCAGCAGGGCGTGGCCTTCGGCCCCGGCGCTGTCGCGATGGCGACCGCGAACCCCTGCCACGTCGAGTGCGCGGACGACACCAACTTCGGCCAGCGCGTCTCCGTCCTCTGGATGGCCGACGAGGGCTACCAGACGATCGACAACCGCTTCCTCGTCTCGCTCCGCTCCGACTGAGCGCGGCCGAAGGACCACGACCATGGGACAAATCAACCAGGGCGCGATGCGCCAGACCACCGGGCTCGCGAGCGCGACGAGCGCCAACGGCACGGCCCGCAACGGCGCGGCGCTGCCGATGAACTACGTCCACCCGGGCACCCTCGTCGCGCAGGTGACCGTCACCATCGTGACCGGCTCCGTCGTCGCGACGATCAAGCATCAGGTGTCCCAGGACAACTCGACCTGGTACGACCTGCACAACGCGGAGAACGTGGCCTATGTCACGATCGCGGCGACTGGGGCCGTTGCCCTCGCGGTGCCGATGGCCGCCTCGGCGTTCAAGTACTACCGCGCCGTCGCCACGCTCTCCGGCGCGTCGACCGCGGCCGGTGACCTCACCGCCATCGTCTACCGCTCCCTCGTCGCGGACGACCTCTTTGTCTGATGAGCACCCTGACTGACGACGAGATGGCCCGCATCAAGCGGGAGGTTCTCGACGTGCTGATGTCGTATGGGGCCATCCCGTACTTCCGCATCCGGCCCGTGTACGACCTCATCCGCGACACGGTCGTCTCGTCGTCAGTCGACCCCACCACGTCCGCGACGGCGGTCACCGTCGCAGGCCCGACAACGCTCACTCTCGCGAGCGTCTCTGGCCTCGCGTCGGGCTCCCGCGTGGTGATCGACGCCGACGCCTCACGGGAGATCGTGACCGTCCGCGCCGTTGTGGGTTCGACCATCTCGGTCATCTGCCAGAAGACGCACAGCGGCACCTACCCCGTCGAGGTCGAGAGCGCGCTGACGATCGTCCGCGGGCTGCTCTCCGACCTCATCGCCTGCGAGGAGTACGAGCGCGCCGCGCCCGCCTCCGCGGGGCTCAAGCGGGTCGACGAGGTGGAGTGGTTCGGCGCGTCGGGGGAGCGCTCGCTCGCCGCAACGCTGGCCGACCGCCGCGCCTCCCTGCGCGCCGACCTCGCCACGGCGCTGGGGCTCGGGGAGATCTACCGCGCCGGGCTCGCCCGCCGTGGCGGCGGCTCCGTCGAGGTCTATTAGTGATGAACTGCGCAGGTGTCTACTTCATCACCGCCGCATCAACGCAGCGCGTGTACATCGGGTCGTCGCAGTCCGTGGCGCACCGATGGGGGCATCATAAGTCGAGGCTCCGTAGTGGCAAGCATTGCAACACAGAGTTTCAGGCACACGTCGACCGCTTCGGGGTTGACGACCTGACCTGTGAACTCGTCGAGCCCGAAGCCGACGGGCCAACGCGCCTCGCGCTGGAACAGATGCTCATTGGCGCGCTGTTCGGCCCGCTATGCTTCAACCAAGCAAAAGACGTCCGTGCTCCGTTCCAGGGGCGCCGCCACTCCTGCTCGACCATTGTGAAGATGAAGAGCCGAAAACTGTCTCCTGAGCACCGTGCGCGCATTGCCGCGTCAATGATCGGCAATCGAAACCGCTCGACGTCCAGCGCCTCGCACGGGAAGGTGTACTGACCATGGCGAACCCCGCCGCGCTCCGCAACGCGCACCGCGCCGCCGCCGACGCCGGCCGTCGCGCGGCGGAGAACGCGGGCGCGCGACCGACCACCGTCTCCGTCGTCGTCGCGACGTACAGCGGCCCGGTGGGCGTCACGGGCTCAACGCTCGTCAGCACGTCGACCACGGTCCTGTCGCCCTCGCCGCGCGTGCGGTCGGGCGGCAGCGCCGCGTCGTACTTCGGCGGCGGCACCGCCGCGGCATCCGCAGGCCTGCTGCTCGCGGGGCAGTACCTCATCGGCCCCATCACCCTCGACTACCCGGGCGGCGGGTACACGCAAGCCGCGCTCTGCCCTGCGGCGGGTGAGGATCGCGTCGTCTACTACCTGCTCGAGGGCGACGAGTTCTCCAGCGGCGGCGAGCGCTTCCGCCTGGTCGACGCCGACGCCACGCGACCGCATCAGATCAGCCTCGTGGTCGAACGCACGGCCCAATGAGCAACCCCTACCTCACCCTCCGCGACCGGCTGCTCGCCATCGTCTGCGATGCCCGCGGCGCGGACGGCTCCCTCGGCTCCGACGCGCAGGCCAAGAGCATCCCCGTCGGGCGCTTCCGTCGCGCGCAAGACGGCTCCTCCCTCCGCGACCCGTCGTACCCCGCGGGTGCCTTCGACCGCGCCGTGCGCGTCGACTGGCTCTCCGAGGCCGACGACGGCAGCAACAACCCCCTCGACGGCCCCCACTTCTACGCCGCGCGCGTCAGCGTGACGCACGCCATCCTCTACGGCTCCGCGCTCTCCGCCGCCGTCTCCACCGCCACGGGCGAGTCAGCGGCCACGGTCGCCCTGCAGCCCCAGGAGCGCGCGCTGATGGACGCTCGCCGCATCCGTCGCGCGCTCGCGTGCCCCGATCTCCTGCGCGCCTCGGGCGACACCGACCCCGTGCCGCTCGCGTGCGTGCGCGAAGGGGAGACGACGCTGGAGGATCTCGGCAACGGGCGGCTGCTCGCGGTGTCGATGTACACGCTCCGCTGGCAGAGCAACAACGCGAACGCAGACGACCCCGCATGAGCGCCCCCGTCGTCGCGATCGACGTGCGCCGCGCGAAGGCCTCGGCGTCGCGCATCTCGGCGCAGGCCCGCGCCATCGCCGCGGAGCTCGGTCGCGCGTACACGATGCGCCTCACGCTCGACACCGCCGACGCGCAGCACCTCGTCTGGCTCGACGGCGGCACCACGCAGGGGCAGCCCCCGCGCCCTGTGCTGCGAGTCACCGGGCGGGCGAGGGAGGCCGCGACGCAGGCCATCGTGGCGAAGCTCGGCGACTCCCTGCGCGCCAGCAAGACCCTCGGGATGCTCCCCGCGCTGGTCGTGGGCGGGTACGCCATGCGCGCCGTCTACGTCGACCGCCTCGAAAAGAGCGGCGCGGACCTCACCCTGCGCCCGCTGTCCCCCGGCTACCTCGCGTCGAAGCGCCGCCGCGGCCTTGACCCGCGCATTGGCGTCGCCACCGGCAGCCTGCTGCGCGGGATGCGCCGCGCGCTCGTCGTCATCTCCCGTACCAAGTGACCCCCGTCGCCGCGCCCCGCGGCCCCTGAGCATCCATGAGCCAGTCCGACATCCTCGTCCGCGAGCGGGCGACCCGCATCGGCCTCGAGTCCACCTTCGGCACGACCCCAGCGGGCAGCTTCCCCAACGTGATGACCCGCGTGTTTCCGCTCGGGGATGACCTCATCCTCGAAGGGCTCGCGGAGGAGATGCTCCCCGTGGGCGACGAGCGCGTCCGCCGCCTCGACGCGATCCACCCCGTCCACGGGCTGCGGATGGCGTCGAAGATCGGCGCGCTCAAGACGCTGCTCAAGGCGGTTCCGTCCGCCGCGCAGATGACCGCCGCGGGCGTCGCCGGGAGCCTCACCCCGCGCATCCTGCTGCAGCACGCCCTCGGCGCGGAGCACGTCGATGTGGGCTCGACCGTCGCCACTGGGACGAGTTCGACGTCGTTCGACGTGCAGGCGGGCGACGGGGTGAACTTCCGCAAGGGGACCTTCATCCTGGTGACCATCTCGGGTGAGCCCGAGTGGACGGAGATCACCAACATCTCCACCGACACCCTCACGGTGTCGCCCGCGCTCTCGACCACCCCCTCGACGTCGGCGGTGGTGCGGAACCTCTACTGCTACGCGCCCGCCGAGTCGCACTCCAACAGCCTCACGGTGTCGCAGGCCTTCGTGGGCGACGCGGCCGCGCAGGTCACCGCCAACGGCTGCTACGGCGACCTGAGCTTCGAGATGCCGGAGTTCGGCAAGCTCCCCTCCATGAGCCTCGCGCTCACGGCGACGAACTTCACTGGACCCTCGACGCAGAGCATCGGCACCGCCACCGCCGCCGACGAGATGGGCGCCTCGTTCGCGTGGGCGCCGAAGGTGTACCTCGCCACGAGCGTGGTCCGCGGCGCGTCGCTCGTCTGCGAAGGCGCCTCCGTCGAGTTCGCCAACGGATGGGAGATGGTGCGCGACCCGGGCGCCACGCAGACCGTCCACAGCGTCGTCAACGCGGGCGGTCGCCCCGTCGCCGTCAAGGCGAACATCAAGCTCCGCTTCGACAGCGCGTACCCCACGGCGTTCACCGCCGACACCGCGTACCGGATGATCGTGGTGCAGAAGATCGGCACGGGCTCGACGGCGAGCTTCTGGATCTGGGAGATCCCCGCCGCCCGCCTCGTCGCGCAGCCGAAGCTCACGAAGATCGGAACCCGCCTGCACATGGAGCTGATGCTGGAAGGGACGCAGGACACGAGCATCACCCTCGCCAGCGAGACGGGCACCGACCTCGACTTCATCCTCGCGCCGTTTCGCGTCTGTCTGGGCTGAGCGCCCTGCCTCCCCGCCCGCCACGTCCACCCGCCGCGCGCTACGCGGCCCGCATCGGAGCACCCCGTTGAACCCCAGCACCCCCCTCGACGTCGCCCTGGTGGGCACCACCTCCGCGCAGTCCCCCAACTGCGACCCGGCGCTCGACCTCGCGGCGGCCGGCGTCGCCGCGAAGCTCTCGACCTACGAGCGCGAGCGCACGCCCGAAGCCCTCGCAGCGCTGCCCCGCAAGCCCGACGCGAGGCTCTCCCTGTTCCGGGTGCAGCCGCTCACGTCGGCGGGCCTGCGCGTCGTGATGGCGGAGACGGGCACCCGCCGTGCGCAGTACGCGGTGCAGCTCGCCTGCCACGCCTTCACGGACGGCGACGGCGTCGAGCACAAGGCCGTCGACCACGGCGGCATCCAGCCGCTCGGAAAGCTCTCGCTCGCCTCCGACGAGTGGCTCGACCACCTGGCCGACCACTACGGCCACAAGGCCGTGACCGAGCTCGCCAGCGTCATCCTCCAGCGCGCGGAGGCGGGGGCGGCAGCCGTTGCCCCTTTCGGCTTGCCCCTTGGGCTGATGCTCGCGCGCTAGCCTCGACGCGGGCGCAGTGCGGGTGCTCGCGGCTGCGCGACCTCGACCGCTGTCCCCCGCCGTCGTCGGGCAACCGCGCCGAGGACGACGCCACCCGCGCCAGCCTCACCGCCCACGCGGAGGAGTACCAGCGCCGCTGGGGCTGTCCCGCCGCGGGACACACGCCGCCCGCGACGCTCGACGGCG